TCAACCCACAAGCTACAGCAACTGCTGCTTTGGTGGGTTATTCAGCCAAAGGTGCTGTGGATCAGATTGTGTTAGTAACTTCACCACAGCAGTTTGTTAGTGAGTTTGGTCTTCCGGATCCAACCACCGGACATTTTTTCCATTACACTGCTCTAGCCTATTTGGAGCGTGGCAGCCAATTATTTTGTCTGCGTGTATCTAATGGAGCCTTGTATGGTGGGACGAATATCATGGTCACCACATCTGGGCGGATCAATGCTGGGTTTACGACCGGCCAATCTACGTCAGAGTTTACTGCTCCTTCGGGATATGCTTCTGACATACTGTTCCAAATTATGGGGACAGATCCTGGTGTGTGGAACAATAAGATCGGTATTACCGTGTCTAATGTTCAGGATGATACTGCTGAAGAAGTGGTGGATCAGTATACATTTGACATCGATGTGTATGCTCAGGATACTGATGGCAACTGGTCGAAGGTTGAATCCTTTACCGTTTCCAGGAAGCAGAAGTTAGATGGCAATGGTCGTCAACTATACCTGGAGAATGTAATCAACGGTGCAAGTAATTACATTGCTGTTGCAAACAATGTAGCACTTGACGACACTGCTCTTCCGAAGCCTCAAGCCACTCGGTTGGATTTCTTGTATGGAAGTGATGGAGCAGAAGTTTCGGCTTCGGATATTGCTTTGGGTTGGACGGAATTTGCGGATCCTGAAAAGGTTGCGGTGCAGATTCTTATCAATGGTGGTGAGACGTCTCAGACCGTTCAGGTGCAGATGAAGACCATCGTAGATAGCCGAATGGATTGTGTGATGATTCTGGATGTTGATATTGATTCATTGAATACTGTTCAGGATGTAATTGATTGGCGAACAGATATTCAGAATTTTAATGATAGCTACTCAATGGTGTATGCACCGTGGGTGCTGATTCAGGATAATTACAACGATCGGCAAATTGGTATTCCAAGTTCTGGTTATGTTGCAGCCGCTTTCGCTTACAATGATTCAATTGGCAATGTTTGGGATGCACCAGCAGGTGAAGAACGTGGTATGCTGAATGTGTTAGATGTGTATCCATCAAATATGGTCTTCAACAAGGGTGATCGAGACGCTTTTGCTGATGCGCAGATCAATCCTATTCAAAAGTTCCAGGGCCGGGGTATCATGATATACGACCAGCTCACGCAGCAGAAGAAGTCCTCGGCGCTTTCTTTTATTAACGTCAGGCGGGAGTTGATAGCGATTGAGCGAGATTGTTCACTGGCTCTTCGTTCGTTTCTGTTGGGTGCCAATGCTAATAACGAAACTACCCGGTTCCGGATTAAGAATACATTGGATTCCTACTTTGATGATTTGTCGGCTCGAGGAGCATTTCAGACCGAAGGTGGTGATAAGGGGTATCAGGTCAATTGCAACAGTTTGAATAATCCCGGTTCAGTTATTGATCGAGGTGAGTTGCACGTTGATATTTTCATCAAGCCTGTTCGTGTTATTCGAGTTATTCAGCTTCGGGCAATTATCACTACTACTTCGATATCTTTCGAAGAGTTAATGACCAAAGGCATTGTATTTTAAGTCGACAAGTTAAAGGAGTATGGAAAATGGCAAATATGGGCATTGATGCACTGCGAGCTCGATTAACAAACCCAGCTCGCATCTATCTGTGGGAAGTAGAATTTACTAGCCCCGTTGGGGGCGGTAATCGGGATGCACTAAAGATTCAATGTCAATCTACAACCAAGCCGGGTCGATCTGTGGGTCGAATTCATGTGCCGTTCAAAGGTACTGGTGGAGTCAATTTTCCTGGGAAGGTTACTTTTTCTCATGAGTGGCCCTGTACCTTTGTGGAGAATTCGGTGGACCTGGCAATTGGTAAAGCCCTTCACGGTTGGCAGCAGGCCATGATGGATGCACGTACTGGTCAAGGTGGTTTAGATGTAGACATCAAATCTGATGTGTACTTGCGACTGTTGGATCAGACGAATGCGGTTGTTAGTACAATCAAATTGATTGGATGTTTTGTACAGACCGTGGATGATGTTGCTTTAACATTTGAAGACGAGAGTGTTCTTATCTACAATACGACCTGGGCATATGATTATTGGGAAGAGTAGGTGTGAACGTGATTCAGCAAATGGGTGTTGATTTATACGGGTTCGGTGCTTCATTAATCACTCGAACCTGGATGCTGCAACGCGTCTACAACTGGCAAGTGATATGTACGGCGACAATCTCCGGACTTCCTGGTTACTGGATCTCGCAATATTGTCAGGGGATACAGTTCGGAGATTACGCATTTGATCAGGTTGTCAAGCTGCGATATGGTTCCAAGCAACGAGGCTATCCGGGAGATCAGGTAATTGAACCAGTAACCGTATCCTTTTTATGTCCAACAGACATGTCAGTCTACAACTATTTTAAGTTTTGGCGAAATCAGGTTGTGGATACCAATGGGTATTATGTGCCGAAGAAAACATATGCACATGATGTGTTTGCGATCCTGTACGATGGCAATATTGAGACCAATCGATTTCGGTTGAAAGGATGTTGGCCAGTTAATCTACCTGTACAGGATCTTTCATTCAATGAAGATATTATCAGATATACCGTAATGTTAAATGTGGATGAAATTGAAACCGGCAGTACATTAGCAACCGTATTTAATATTGCTCGTACTGGAAAACAAATTTTGAGTGGTTTTACAAAGTAATTGGAGTCCCTTAATTCAAACAGAGGTAGAAGCACATGTTAGAATTTACAAGATTGCTAGAGAAAATTCAGATTCCCAAGGCCTTCTACAAGTTGAAGTTTAAGAGTGCAGCTGGTAAAGAAGCAGCGTTGGAAGCTTTAAAGCTGCGAGATTGGGATGCATTGGCCCCTTTGTTTTTGCTTAATGATTTTCCTCTGGAATCTCTTGTGGCACTTGCTGATGAGGTGGGTGAGGGTGATTTTTATCCTGAAGATTGGCGAGAAAGAAATTTAAATAAAAAACCAATAGAACAGGATGATGAAGAAGGAGAGGTAGAGGACTGGTTAGCCCATCTTCCTCGTCCTCAGCAAAAGTTGGCCGCGCGTTACGAGCCAGATGATAGAAATCCTTTAAGATTTTTTATCTTATCGGATGGCTCATTTGCTGAGATGAATGTTACAGGAGAACATGATTTAGATGCTGCGGATGCAGGAACGTCTTCATCGGAAGTTCTTCATAGTGGGGCAATTCGAGGAAGGTTTGATTCGGGTGAGGGTGTTGCATTAGAAAGAGATGTGGATGCTGGGATATCGGAAGAACAAATAGATACAATTTGGAAGTTAATTCTTAAAAAGAAAGACAAATCTCGAGATTTGATGCTTGATTTTTCTAAGAAGGAGCAAGTAATTTCATCATATGTGATTCCAATTGATGTGGTTATTAAGCAGAGAGATCAGGTTCAATCTATACTTCGTAGTCAAGGTGAGATTGGATCTAAGTACAGATTTTTAAATGAACCAAGAAAGGAGAAACAGTAATGACTGAAGACCGTTTCCTACCCATAAGCCTTCCTTCCGACGGTCGGACGTACACAGAAGCAATTCCGGACATTCGAATCAGATCTATGTGTGGGGCAGATGAGGTTCTTTTGGCTCAAATGAATCCCATGACAGTGGAACGAAAGTTTCAAGAATTGCTTCGACGTGTGTTGGTTGGTATCCGTCCGGAGCAGATTACTTTTGGAGATCGGTTGTATTTGATGCTCTGGTTGTCGATCAATTCCTATGTTGGGACGATTAAGATTGTAAATGTTTGTCCCAACTGTCTTCAAGAGTATGAAGTAGAAGTTGATCTTCGAAGTATCAATGTTATTCATCTTCCTGCAGACTTTAAATCTCCAATTCAACTTCAGCTTTCTAGAGGACCTACGTTTGTTAATCTTTTGACTGTTGCAGATCTTGCAGACACCGAGAAGTATTCTGTAGATCATGAAGATACTGTAGTTTACAAATATTCGCGAACACTTTGTGGTCCGGGTTGTGAGACTCCAGAGCAGAAGAAAGAGATGTATGAGAATCTGCCAACTATAGATACAGCAAAGATTCGTGCTGTGCAAGAGCAGTATTTTCATGGTCCTGACATGAAGGCACAAGTAACTTGCCCTCATTGTAAGGAGGATGACACGGTCGAAGTTCCCTTTCGACTTGAGCTCCTTTTTCCGACAGGTCAAACCCTTCGAACGAATTTTGGAACGGGAATTTAATTTTTGCAAACAGATGTCAGGTATTAGTCTTTCTGAATTTAGAGCACTTTCTTTACAAGAACAAGATTGGTTCATTTTTCGAATTGTTCGTGAGCAACAAGATCAAGAACAAGCAATGTCGAGTTCACCCACATCCATTGATCCCAAATTTCCAATGAAACGGACATTCTAATGCGTGACTGGTTTGAGAAAAAAGATGAGTTTGGGATTGGAAAGAACAGTTGGGCGACACTTCGAGCCATTCAGGGCAAACTCAGTGTTCAATATCGTCCGCTTATTGGTCGATTATCTCAACGATTTTCCGTTGTCCAAGGTCCCATGAGCACAGTGCTAGATGAGTTAGAGGGTTTGGTTTCGGATGCCCTTGATCGTATTCAAGTTGCTTTGAATTCGGGACATATTTCTCTAGATGATCAGCGGAGGGTACTCACATCTATTGGAAGGATTGAACACCTGTTAGCGGTGTTATCAGAACATGAGAAGGAGGATGCGACTTTTTCCCAAGCATTACAGGAAGTAAGTCAAGAATTAGGTATCACCCTTAAAGATTTGACTGTATCTCGTGGTTTGGTTGCTAAGGGTCTGCGTGCAGCCGGACAATCTCGATCTGGTCGAATGACGAAGCAGATCAAGGGAGGTATGAAACAAGGCTTCTCTGATATTTTATCTGCAGTGAGTAGTGTGGCTGGACCATTTGCTCCAGTAGCCAATTTGGCGTTACGGGGGGCATCTGCGGCTTTGGGTGGTGGTGCTAGGGCTGCCTTTGGTGGCAACAAAGCACAAACTGGCCAGACTTCTTCTCGAACTCGATCATGGAATGACCGAGGTCCTGGAGAGGGACAAGATTTTGTGCAAGCCATGCGACAATTCTATAACACCGATGCATATAAAGTTAGATGGACTCGGGAGTTATTGGATACAGTAAAAGCTGGTATTCAACCACTTGGTGCTGAGAAGAAAAGTATATTCGGTACTATTGGAGATGCAGTTAGAGATATTGGTCTTCTTGGAGTAGCAGCACAAGGACTTAATGGTGTTTGGAATCTGTTGCCTAAGGTAGTGCAGGATGTGGTCGCCAAGTTGGGCGCAAGTGTTGGAACGTTAGCAAAGCTTTCTGGAGTGTTGTTGGCCTCGTATTGGACAATTCAACAGTGGAAGCAGCTTTGGGATGCTTTGGTTGATCGTGAGAAGGCTCGAGAAAATGCACGAAAGGTAGCAGCCGAATTAACAAAATCACAAAATACCTTGATCAACAAATTAGGAGCCATGCCACCAGCACAGCGAGAACAGACACTTAAGGGATTAGGAAAGACACAGCGTCAACTCGCCATTGAGGTTGCAGGAAATGAACGACGGGAAACGATGCAGTCTAATGCCAATGCTCCTTGGTATACTCAAAACTGGGGACCATTGAATCCAATTCTACGATCTGAGTTTGGTGGTAGAGAGAAAACAAAGTTGAGTCCTTGGAAAGATCACGTTGCTCAAGTTGAGAAGAGAATGACCGCCCATCCGTATCAGCGGATGCAGATGCCTGCTAGGTATGAGCAGCAGTATCCAGAGACTTGGAAGCGGGTTACGGAAAAGTTAGATGAAATTAACAAAACGTTGAAGGCAAATCAGAAGACAACGGTGCCATTTAGTGGTACTGGTGGTCCTCGAAATTCATATGATTCCAGTGATTCGTTTGCCGATCAATTTTTACGCAGCTACATCAATTTTGGAGAACGCTAATGGCCTTCGAAGGTCTCAAGAATATGTTTAGTGGAATGACAGGAGATATCTCGAAGACCGCAGATAGCTATCTTGGTGGAACTCGAGATCTTCTTTTTCGGAAGAAGACTGCTCCAGAAATTGTTCCAATTGCTTCTGATCGATCAGAACGGAAGTTCCAAGTTCTAGGATATTCTCCTGATCAAGATCCGGCACCAATGGAGTACTATGCTCGGATTACATCTTATCGGAGGAAGGCCATTATAATTGGATTGCTTCAGTCATCAATTAATTTGTCGGTAGATAGTATGTGGGAGCATTTTATCCCCACACAATATACCGAGTTGGGTTGGGCTGAAGATATTGTTCAAATTGCTACAAAGGGCAATACCAGTTTAGTAAACAAAGCAGCGATGAGACGTAAGTGGAAAGGTTCAACTCCAATGGAGTTGACCTTGGTTCTTCGATTTCAAGCAATTGTAAATGCTCGAACGGATGTGGTAATTCCATGCAAGGAACTGCAGGCATTGGCGTTACCAAGTGAAGGACCCGCGAAAGATAGCGTTCAATCGGCGGGAGATTTCTGGTATGCGTTGCCCTTTTTATCTCCTCCAGGTCCGACTCCGTTCTCTACAGAAGATATTTTGAATGTAAATAAAGATTCGGTTTTGAATGCAAAACGAGATGCTATTCTTCGGGGTGGTCGAGGTGGTGATTTAATTTTTATCACTCTTGGAAATTTCGTTTCATTTGAAAACGTAATTGTTAAAAAGGTGATGGTTGAATATGATCCTCGGTTTGATTCAGAAGGGCAGCCTATTTCTGCTACTGTAAATATTGTATTTGATACATATGAAATGATGACTACGGAATCATTAGATCGAGCATATACAGCTCGGGTTCTTCAAGATAAAAATGATAGTGGAACATCTTCATTTGAATCAAGAACAAGGAAGACCTTAGGTAAGCGAGTGTATGGAGCTTAACAGTGAAACGAACCGATTTTTATCATGATGTAGAGACAACCTACAACAATACGGCGTATAAAGAGTTGGATTTTTTGTGGAACTCTTTATCAGAGTTTAAAATGAAACGCCGACCAAATTTCTATCGAGTTTCTTCGATAGATTTGAAGCGTCCATATTTGATTAGTTTTCGTTTTTATGGTGATGTTAGATTTTGGTGGATTATTTGTTTGGTGAATAACATTTCAAATATATTCACTGATTTAAAAGTCGGAGACATGCTGTCTATTCCATCACCATTAGATATCTATGATTTTCAGAAGACTTATCGAGTTCGAAGGACATAAATATGAGTTTTGGTGTCACCAATAACTATTTCTTTAATATGATAATCGCTGGGGTACCTTTGGCCTTCGAGCCTCGGATGTTTCGTGAAATTACAATAACACAAGATATGGATAAGTTGGTTCCAGTGTTTCGAGTATCAATGCAAGATGCAGGAGGAAATTTATCAGAGCTTCTTCCATATGATGCAAGTGCCAATTCGGTAACATTGGAGTTTGGGCGAACTCCAGCATCGAATCAGTTGAATCGATTTGATTTTCAAGTTTTGCGGAGATTTCCTCAATCTCAAGGTATGTTTGAGATGTTGGGAATGTTGAATGTTCCAGGATTATATAATTTTGCTCAATCACGAAGTTTTTCTCAATCCATCAAAACTACATTAGAAGATTTGGCCGTTGAGATGGGTGTTTCAAATATGGTGGTGAGTCCAGCTCTAGCATATGTTAAGACGTTAATACAGCCATATTGGACCAATGCTCGCTGGCTTGGTTATTTGCAGAATCGTTTAGTGGGTAAGGGTGGAGAATTTGGTTGGCGATGTTTCATTAAGAATTTCCGTGGTCAACCAACATTTGTTTTTAGAAGTCTTGGAGAACTTTTTTCGGATCCGGTACAGTATAACTTTATTGTAGGAGAAGAATCATTTCAAGATCATCTTCCCCTCTTTGATGTTCAAGTATTTGATAATTCAGGAATTTTGAATCAGTTTGGTCCTCAGGTTCAAAAATATCTCTATTACGATTTCAATGCAGGGACATTTCAAAACACTGGAAGTACTTCTATAACAGATCAACCTGGTTTGACTGATTTTCATTTGGTAGATAATTCAGATACAGCAGACGGTGTTCCATTGTTGTTTGGAAGATCCAATGAGTTCAATCCCAATTTCACTGGTCCGGTTCAAACTGCATATGCTAATCGATTGCTGGATGGCGTGCAGATGTGGGCAGTTAGTTTGGGATTAGAGAATATTGTTCCAGGAGATATTGTAAAGGTCTTGTTTGCCGAGTCATTGGTACGTGGGAATATGTTCACGTACCAGCATGCTGGATATTGGATGGTCCGGCGTGTGGTGCATATTTTTGATACTTCGTTTGTTACTCGGCTTTTGCTCGTTCGTACAGGTGTGGATACGTCATTACAAACAACTCTTATGCCAGTTCAGGATCGAAAGAAATGACCACCAACTATCAAATTTCTGGTAATCATCGTGGGCTGGTTGTAGACAACATAGATCCATTAAAACAAAATCGTATCCGGGTTCGCGTGCATGGGTTTTTTGACGGTGTTGAAGATTCACATTTGCCCTGGGCAGCAGCGGCGTTTCCGTTGTTGACTGGATCAGGGGCGGGATTCGGATGGTTCGGCGTCCCTGCAATCGGGGCAACGGTTTTCTGCTTCTTTGAGCAGGGCGATTACAACCAACCAGTTTACTTTGCTGAAGCTCCGGACGGTATTCATGGCCATCCCACCATTGCAGATACAAATTATCCGAATCGAAGGGGCTTCAGAACGTCTGCCGGGCATATCATTTATGTTGATGATGAGGATGATGAAATTCTGGTAGAACATTCCTCCGGGGCACAGCTTTCGATTACTGGTACCGTTTTGAAGTTACTGAAGGATGGGGCTTCGATTCAGATTGACAGTTCAAGCAATATTTCAATTACTAGTTCTGGAAGTGTAACGATTACAGGGACGACAGTAAATCTCAATCCATAGGAGGGGTATATTAGGTTTGATTTTTTCTGAAAGGTAGAAAGCAAATGAAAGTAGCCCATTTTGGAAATTTCTGTCCCGGATGTGCTGGTATTCACACTGCGGTCATGGATTTGATGGCAGCAGAACGATCTGCAGGTATCGAATCCAATTTTGTGGATTGGGGATCTGCAGTTAACTGTACGTTCAGTCGTGTTGGAATGAATGATGGAGATGTGACTACTGTAGCTCCGGAATGGGCTATTCGGGAAGCAGATTTGTTGATTCGACATTCTGCTGTTCCTCCTGAAGTGGAAAAAACGGGCAAGCCCATCGTTATGTATTTACATGGACGACCTGAATACAGCTTCAATTTAGATTTGTTTGGTACAATGGGCTGTCTTCGAGAAGTAATGCATGTAGCGACATTGCCCCAGTATCGAGGATTTGTGACTTTTTGGGATCAACATGTTCCGTACTGGCAAGCTATATTGCCCGGGACTGCTGTGAAATTGCTTCCTACTCCAGTAAATTTTGCAAAATACGAAAAGCCTACAACCGCCATGGAATGGGGAGAATTTCAGGGTACGCCCAATATTCTTATTTGTGATATGTGGCGGGAAGATTATACACCGATGCGTTCTGTTGTAGCTGCAATAGAGTTTGCTCGACGGTATTGTCCTACAACAAGGATTCATGTGTTTGCAATCCCGGAACCGAGTGCAAAGCCAGTAGTGGATCGGATGTTTGGAAATTTCCGAAAATCGGGATTCATGGGAAAGTTAGCAACTTTGATTCCGAATCTTAAGGCTGCTATGTGGTCGTGTGATTTTTTGGTATCGCCATTGAATATTGAGACTCGAACAATTTTAGAAGCTCAGGCGTGTCAATTGCCTGTAGTTGCGGGGACGGGTTGTCCTGGTGCAACATATGAGGCAGATTCTTCAAATATTCCAGATACAGTCGAAGCAATTAACAAATGTTGGAAGGGGGTACAGCATAACGTTGATTTGAAAATTCAGGTGCAGCACAAGATCAAAGATAGGTTGTCTTTGAAGCAAACAGGAGAAAAGATGAGTCAGTTTTATAAGGAGATGTTAGATGGCAACAACGTATAGAGTTCCAGTACTTGAGGATTTTTCTTGGCAACCTCCAGTAAATTCTCGAGTAGTAGCACCAACTGAGACCGAGACTAAGGGTACTCGGTACATTATCAAGGCTACTGCTAGTGGTATTTTTGCAGGCCTTGAGAACAAGATTGCAACTGCGAAGCAGTTGAATCCGACTCTGATTGCTCATTGGTTTATCGATACTCCCAAGGAAGGGCATCGATGCAGGGTTAATGATGAGAACGTAGACTATGTTTTTGACGGTGATAGTTGGGCACCAGTACCTGACAATGCTACGTTGTCTGCCGCTGTTAGCACAAACACTGCAAACATTAGTACTTTATCTGCTGGTCTTTCGACTGCAACCAGTACTAATGTAGTCCAGACAGCAAACATTAGCACTTTATCTGCTGGCCTGTCAACCGCAACGTCGGTGAATACGGTCCAGGACTCGAACATTAGTACTAACACTGGTAACATCAGCACTTTATCTGCTGGGTTATCGACCGCAACGTCGGTGAATACAGTCCAGGATTCCAGTATCAGTACGAATACTGCGAATATTAGTACGCTGTCCGCAGGTCTTTCGACTGCGACTAGTGTTAATACTGTTCAGGATACAAACATCAGCACTTTGTCTGCTGGGTTATCGACCGCGACCAGTGTTAATACGGTCCAGGACTCTAACATCAGCACTTTGTCTGCTGGGTTATCGACCGCAACGTCGGTAAACACAGTCCAGGATTCCAGTATCAGCACTAACACTGGTAACATCAGCACTTTATCTGCTGGGTTATCAACTGCAACCAGTACTAATGCTGTTCAGGACTCAAATATCAGCACTTTGTCTGCTGGATTGTCCTCAGCGAATAGTGTTAATACGGTCCAGGACTCGAATATTAGCACGTTGTCTGCTGGATTGTCGACTGCGACCAGTGTTAATACGGTTCAGGATTCCAGTATCAGCACGAATACTGCGAATATTAGCACGGTGTCTGCTGGCCTGTCAACAGCCACATCTACTAATGTAGTCCAGACAGCAAACATCAGCACTTTGTCTGCTGGGTTATCAACTGCGACCAGTGTTAATACGGTTCAGGATTCGAATATCAGCACTTTGTCTGCTGGATTGTCGACCTGTTCCAGTGTCAATACGGTTCAAACAGCTGATATCAGCACGTTGTCTGCTGGGTTGTCGACTGCTGTTGTAGACATTTCTGGCAAGCAGGACAAGGGTACATACGTTAGCGAATATGGTGCCATTACATTCTCCGTATAGTTTGTAAGGAAGTATTTTGAGCAGTCACTAGTTCTTTATCGGGCTAGTGACTGCTTTTTGGATTAGATAATTAAGGAGAATATTATGGCAATTCCGGTTCAGAGTATTTCTATTACAGGAACAAGAAATTCAGCAACACTTTTCACACGATCAGCAGGGACATGGACAGCAGATGCCTTGATTGGTCAATATGCTTTCTTTTATGCAGCTGCTGCTCCCCTAGTTGGTAATTGGTTACCAATTACTGATAATGATGCTACTACAGTTACTGTAACTGGTACCATTCTTGCCGCAGCAGATACGGTCAAGACTTGTCCTTGGAATCCGATTGCTGATTATTATGATCTCGGTAGGGCGGGAGACAGTAGTGGAGCAGTCTTTGATGGTACTAATGTTTGGATTTCTCCGTATGGCAATCCCAAAGCATACAAAGTACATGCTGTTACAGGAACAATAACGGAATATGCTTGTGGTGTTCTTTGGGGCAATGGTGCATTTGATGGTACGAATATCTGGTACGGCGGATATGGAGTTTTCCGTAAAATAGAAGTAAGTACCGGTACCGTTACCTCGTATTCTATTGCGGAGAATTATTCTGGTGTAGTTTTTGATGGTACAAACATCTGGTTGGGTCCTTATGATTCTCCTTATGTAGTTAAAGTGAACCCAGCAGATGGTTCAACGACGAAGTATGCACATGGTGGCACAGCTCCAATTTATAATGGATGTGTTTATGACGGTCAAAACATCTGGTTGATTCCTGGTGGAGCTGGTTCATCTGCTTTTATTAGAATAAATAAAACAACTCAAGTAGTGACTTCATATGCTCAAAGTAAGGGCGCTTTTTCTCAGGGATGTTTTGATGGTACTAGTGTTTGGATGGGTCCTTTTGGTTCTCCTGATGTAGCTAAAATTGATCCAACTACTGGTGTGATAACTTGGTATCCCCTTGCCAATTCTAGTCAGAGCTTCCAGGGATGTGTTTTTGATGGTCACGCTGTTTGGTTGCTTCCTTGGACCAGTGCAGATTTTATCAGAATTGATATATCTGATGGTTCGATGACCTCTTACGCTCATGGTAAAGGTGATGGTGCTTTCTGGTGTGGCGGTTTTGATGGCACTCATGTTTGGGCTGCACCTTACTGTTCTAGCGGCATTTTGAAACTAACAGATTTCCCCGTTGAACCTCCTGGTCCAGTAACATACAGAGTTCCAGTCCTTGAAGATTTTTCTTGGCAGCCTCCAGTAAACTCTAGAGTCACTGCTCCGACTGAGACCGAGACTAAGGGTACTCGGTACATTATCAAGGCTACTGCTAGTGGTATTTTCACCGGCCTTGAGAACAAGATTGCAACTGCGAAGCAGTTGAATCCGACTCTGATTGCTCATTGGTTTATCGATACTCCCAAGGAAGGGCATCGATGCAGGGTTAATAATGAGAACGTAGACTATGTTTTTGATGGTGATAGTTGGGCACCAGTACCTGACAATGC